CATACATCTGCAAATATCTCTAATGCAGCTCCTATTATTATTAATGAAGTTGCTGAGCGTAATAATTTAGTCGGTTTAATCTGTTTCATCAGAAATTGAAATCCGGCAAACGCTAATAGCATTCCACTGATTCCCGATAAACCTTTTCCCAATTCAAGCCAACTATATTGTGATAACTCTCCACACACTGATGCCAATATTTTTAGAGCAGTAGCCATTATTACCATCTGAGCAGCTCCGCTCTTTAACTTCTTTCCATATTTGCCCATTGCAATTGCCGCTGATACGACTATAGCCATAAGTCCTAATATACCGGTTAGTCCAATCGCTAATTGGTTCCATTCGAGATCCGATATTTTTTTCAAGGCGCTCGCCAAAATCAGTACCGAGGTAGACATAGCAATCATTACACCTACTGATTTTAATGCACCTTTGCTTTTACCTGCTATTTTTTCGAATATTGCCATTGCTCCCATTAATTCTCCAAATAGAACAGTTATGGCTACCAATGCAGATGTCAAGCGTTTAGGGTCGATCATGGACAATACTAATAAGGAAGCTGCCAGCACTCCTATGGCTATTGCAATCTTTTTCAAAGTATCTGCCTTTACACTTTTTTGCAGACTCTCTAAAGAATCTTTTACAGTGCCAAATATGGATTTTATATGATCTATTATACTGGTCGAATTGTCAAATGAGTCGGCAATACCGCTTATAAATTTCTTTATTTTTACAATAACAGTTGCTAATAAACCACCATTCACAATGTCTAAAAAAGATTTTATATCACCATTATGAAAAGCATCTTTAAAAGCATTGCCTATACCTTGAATAGTATTTGCAAGTGATGCTCTTACCCCAGATGTCATATTCCAAATATTTTTCAGAACATCGACGATATCTTTAAATCCGTGAATATCTATTTTATCACTTAAAACCGAAACAAATTCTTTGACTCGATCAATTGCTCCTCCTACAAAACCGATTACAGTATTGATTGCGTTCCCAAATATGTTAGTCTCTTTTATAGAATTATGTAACTTCGAAATCCATTCACCTACAGAACTCGATACGTTTAAAACGCTATCACCCAATCCTGTAAAATGACTAAACAATTGTACTATTGCTGATACGACATTTTTTATTATTGTAACTCCTATACCCAGTATAGAAAAGACACCTTTAAATACTGACTTTAATTTATTGGCTTGCTCTTCGCTTATTTTGAATTTTTCAGATAAACTTTTTATCTTTTCTGTCACCTTAACAAGTTGCTCAATTGTAATTGGCGGAAACACATCTGTGAAAGCCTCTTTTACAGAGTTTAAAATTGTAACAAGTCCTTCGAAGACATTTTTTACTGAATCAATTATCATCGTACGTCCGCCGGAATCTTTCCAACCTTGCAAAAGATTATTTCTTGCATCTGCGGATTGTTGAATCATATTACCTAACTGATCAGACACTGAAGTCCAAAGTGATTTTGCTTCTTCAAAGTCACCAATTAATATTTCCCATGTTTGCGTCCAACCTGATTGATTTGCTTCTTTTAAAGTGTCAATCAATTGAGTAAAAGTTTTTACCTTTGTTGCTGCATCATTAGCAGTTTGACCGAGTTTCATTATTTCTTGTGCCTGTTCCGCTGTATATCCCATAGATGTTAGCTGTTCTTCGGTCAAATCGCCAGTAAACTTAGATAGGGTTTCTGTCAATATTTCAGAAGATAACCACCCTTTTTGTAAGGTTTCTCTAAATGAGCCTTCATCTTTTATCATTTGATCTATGGCGATTCCATGTACACGAGCTGTTTCTTTTAAAGCATCCTGAAATACTTGTCCACCCATACCAGCATTAACAACTGAATTCCAGTCCTGCAATTTTACAGTTCCTGCAGCCAATGCCTGCGACAACTGATACATTGCTGTACTTGCTTGCTGTGAAGTCGATCCTGATACCGCAGCCAAATTAGCAATACCTTTAATTGCGGCAACAGAAGTATCCAAATCAACACCGGCAGCAGTAAAAGTACCTATATTACGTGTCATTTCCGTAAAGTTGTAAATAGTCATATCAGCATAATGGTTTAGTTCATCTAAAGCATTATTTACCTGTTCAAGGGTTGTACCCTTTGACGACGTATTAGCTAAAATGGTCTGAACAGCATTGATTTGAGTTTCATACTCTTGAAATCCCGATTTGGCAGCACTAATAAGTGAATTTGCAATACTCGTTCCCGCTTGTATTGCTGTATTCGTAAGATTTACTAATGCTGTTGTAGCCGCAACTTGCATCGCTGAAAATTTAACACCGACAGTATCTGTTTCATTACCAATATGTGAAAAAGTTACTTTATTTGCTGCGGATGTTATGTTTTCCAAGCCCGTTGCCACATCTTTTAATTTTAATTTTTCTTTAAGCTTGTCTAATGTGGACATACTTGTGGCAACATTTCTCTCAAAATTACGATTATCAAACCTCATTTCTGCAACTCTGCTATCAATTAACGTACTCATGAAGTGATAACCTCCCTCCATAATTCCGAAGCCAGTTGTTCGAAAATTGGTTGAATGGCAGGGTTTATATAATCTCTCCCTTGTACATATCCTCCATTACGAGTTCCATGACCATATTGCAATATAATAGCTATGGGTACTCCTTTATTTTCATTCGAATTATAAAACTCGATAGCAACCGATTCGCTGTTTTTTTTTACTTTATAAAACCACGAAGACGCAGTTTTACCAGAATTAATAGGGGTTGCTGATTTTAAAGCACTAACACCTTTTTGACCATATCGATTGAAAATATCTATTTTAAACACATTTTTTAATTTTCCAAAGTATTTATCTACCTTAGCAAAATCGCCATTATGCCTAAAGCTTATAATTGACATTTTTTTATTCACCCCTTTGAGTTGTATTTTTCTCGTCGTTTTGCATTTCTAACGGCATTTTCTTTCATAATTTCACTCTTACTCTTTTTTCTTGGTTTTCTGTTTTTTATTTCGAATATTTTTATAAGTGTGAACAAACGATTGATATGCCATTTTTGACACTCCATTGGTACATTAAAGGTTATCATTATATAATAAATAAGTTCACTTGTTAAAAATTCTCCTGTTCGACTTGACGGTTGAGTGTCGTGTATAACTGTAGCGGTCATAGGTGATTCGATATAGTTTTGTATGTCTGTTAGATTTTTCGACGTTAAACGATTATATACATCATCGCTTACATTCTGTGTAATTGTCATGCATTTTATATAATCTAAAGTTTCCTCATATGTCTTTTCTTTTTTTGATAGAAAAGGCACTTGCCATTTAGATTCCCATTTTGAAAGGGACACTAAAGAATGCTCCAACATCAATTTTTGCTCTTTTTTAGACACAATAAATTCTTCATGTTCTTCATCCCATCGTTCTTCAGCAGGTATAATTATTTGAAGCATTCTTCTTCCTCCCATTTATTTTCTTAATTATTGATATTGGTTCCGTCCATCAATGACTTTTGGTTAACCAGATTCGTTTTTTTACTGATTTCCGCCGGGACGATACCATTCATGAATTCGATAGCCTTATCGGTATCCGTAATGAATTCTATGAATAAATTTGAGTATGCTTCTGTTTGGCAAAATTCTTCGGTTATAGCCTCTGACTTGATAAATCTTTTTCCATCCGGGCTCTTTTGTCCGTATGATTTTCTGATAAAATCATCAAATACTTTCATCATCGTCGGCACATCATTGGCTTGAACGATTCTGGTTATCATTTCTGAGAAGCCGCCTCTTGTGCCCAATTCCATTTTCATAAGTTCCGCTGTAGTAAGATTAAACCAAAAATCTTCGGTTCTGCTTACTCCGTTATAATCTGTATAAGTTATAGTTTTTTTAATCATAATATTATTCTCCTTTCAAATAAAAAAATAAGGGACGGTTAATATGAACCGACCCTTTAAATATGTTTTAGCCTACAATTGATGTATCAGTTGGTTTAAGAATTCCAATAATTTCTTCTGGCAATGGAAGTCTTGCTTCGGCATCAGCTGTACCGTAAAGAATATCTTCAATTGCTTTCATTATCTTTGAATCGGTCTTTGTACTGTCAAACGTCATGGTTGCTGTTGGTTTAAATGGATTACCATCCTTATCTACTCCTGGAATATCCACAGGTGTAGTAGAAATTTCCCAACTCATAGTAATTGTTTCTGGCGAATCATTGATTGTCGCATAGTTTTTCTCTGATGGTGTAGCCATACATCCATACACGATATGTAACTTGTATCCATAGTCATTTCCATCTACGTCATTACCTAAAGTGGTAACATACGACAATCCAAACATCTTACGCTTTTGCTGACCGATTGTTACGCCTGCGACTATTGATTTAGAGCCATCGCACTCTGCAAATTCCTCAGGATACATAAGTGCTTCCAATGTTGCGGCAAAATCTTCTGCTGACTGGATATTCAAATACTTAATATCATCAGCATATATAGGTGTTGCTTCTGCTCCCGATGGGCTTTCTGTTACAGCGGTCAAACCGTTCCAAGGCACACCTTTTGGATATTGTGTAGCTCCTTGTTTGTCCTTTGACGCTGGATACAGCACTCCCTTTTTTGTACCAGTTTCATATAGTCTTTCACCAATCTTATCCCATATTAGTTTACTCATTCAAGTAGTCCTCCTTTTAATAATAAATTTTAAATATATCATGATTAAGGTTATCAGATACAAAATGTTGTTGCAATCTGCACAATGGTATATTAGCTAATTGCTTCGACACTTCGCTATCAGGATCCTTATCTATGACCGTTAATAAATATGCGTTATTCTGTTTATAAACGGCATCGTTTGCAAAACGATTTTTTATTTCGGTTCGTTCGTAAACTATAGCCGGATATTTCATTTTAACAGATTCCGGTGGTTGGAAATATACATTTCTACTGCCTAAAATCTCGCATAAAAACTCATGCAATTCATATCTAGTTTTCATTATATATACCTCCCACCGTTAAATTTAGTCGAGGGTACCTAACCTCAACATTTGTGATTTTCCATTTAGTACCCTCAAACTCAATATACCTCATCAAATGAAAATTATCTTTAGCAAATGAATCGGCTATAATGCTAAATTCATTAGCTATCAAAACATCATCGTTTACTTTATCCGATGTTTGAAATCTATAAGAATTTCTCAATAAATCCCCGTAATATTCATGTTCTATTATTTGATCAGTCCATACGCCAGGCTTAGTTTCCTGCGTCATAGCATAACCGATTTTCCCAAAGAATTTTGTCATTTTGAATTTCTCCTGTAATATCAGCCGACTATGTTGTGAGAATCAGCTGTCACATCTTCTTCAATTGCAATAGCCGAATAAACTCTTGTAAGAGCTCCTGAGCATCTTGTTTCAAGAAGTGATTTTTCCTGATTGAAGTCGATGTCAAACTGTGTAAAATGAGTGACTTCTCCGCCCTTTGTAGCACCTAAAGAATAATCTGCAAGATTTACAATAATGCCAAGAATTTTCTTCTTCTTAGAATCTGTAGTTGTTCTTGTCTTGCCTTCAAACTGCTCGGCTGTATAGATATTACCAACATTAAGTGCTGAAGCAAGCTCTGCTTTTGATGAGTAGATTCTTCTACCATTCATATCGCGAGCAAGTAACATAACATTCAACATGTGTGGCGTCACAAAGAAATCAGGTGTACCACTTCCTTTGTAGTTTTCTCTCGCATGAAGAACCGTATTAATAATTGCCTCTGCGTAGATATAGTTTTCTCCAAAACTAACACCCGTTCCAGTACCCTGAAGTTCCTTCTTAGCTTTATCAATATCAAGATCTACGTGAATTGTATATAGATCGTCATCTGTCCAAATCGGTCTGATTTTGTCTGATGCAATCTTATCCTCAGCACCTTCGTCACGACCGTCTCCGAGCATCATTGCCGTAGCAAGTTCTTCGTTAATCATTATTCTATCAATATCATATAGATATTTCACATAATCGAAATCTGTAATATCGATTATATCGTCTCGGTGAAGAGCATTCTTTACGTATACAGTCTGCGGATCAGTTGTTCTTCTTACAAGTTTGAAGTTTCCTGCAAGACTCTTCTCTTTACCCTTCTTATAGCCCTTTGCTCTTAAATCATTAATCTTTCTTATATCGACTTGGCTGGTTCTTATTCTTGAGATAGGGCTCTTATGTACCTTACTCATAACAACCGAGATCCAATCCTGATCGTTTGTGATGAGTTCCGGCGCACCAGGACGAACTTCTTGATATTCAGGGAATAACATGGTTACATTACCTGTTCCGTTTTGAGCGAATCCACCACTCAAAGCGTCATGTTGCAACGCATTGTTATCGGCATAAATTTCTAGTGCCGTTTGTAGACTGCCGACTTGACTTGATTTAGCCAACTTAATAATGTCCTCTTGGGCGCTATGCGATAGATAATCCTGTTTTCTTTCATCGTTATCAAATACGTTATGCTTCATATTTCCGTCTCCTTCTTCATCGTCATTTTCGTTTTTGTTCGCGTCTTCCAATGCCATTCCAATAAATGCATACACAACCTCTTGTTGTTCTTTTGTTAATTCATTAAAAACTTCTCGAATAGTTTTTTCTTTTTTCTCGTTATTGTCTTCTCTTCTTTTTTGTTGGTTTAATTCTTCCTTGTTCATTTTATTTTCCTCGCTTTCTTTTTCGCTTGAATGATAGATCACAAGTGCGTTTTCGTCATAATTTGCCCATAATCCATCGTCCTCATCTTCACCATGAGCCATAACGAAGTCGATATACGCCCCTGGATTAGATCCCGCCAGCACGAGACTTAGTTCTTTTATAGAACCATGTATCACGTCGCCACCGACTTGCTTCAGTTTATTAGCATAAATTGATAACGACCTTACATCGCCGTTATGTACTAGTTGTTTTGCATGCTCGCCTTCCTCTGTATCATTAAATGTACAATAGGCGTATACACCATCTTTGCGATTCTCTAATAAAGCATGTCCTAAAACCGCCTGTGAATCTTTATGGTTATGGTTCCAAATCAAAGGAACCGTTGCTCCGTCGTTATCTTTGAACGCATCTTTTCGGATGGTTCTACCATCTTCGCATAATAAATCATTTCTAGTGGCATAACCACTAAAATCATAATTATTCATTTTGATTTTCTCCTTCCTTTTCTTGTTGTACTAATGGCTTATTTTCATTAAGCATTTCTGGCGATTGGTTGATGTTACTATTGATTAGCATATCTGCTTTCGGATCGTCAGAAGGTTTCATACCTATAATTTGTCGCATTTCATTCGAAGTCAATATTTCATTTCGAGTAAGCTTATCTGCAATTTCCGCCAAATCAGATACCGGTACAAGCTTAAATGGATCCCTATAATAACGTATGGATTGTCCTTGTGTTCTTGCTGTTTTTGTAAGAAATTTTCGTTTCATTTCATCCGCAACAGCAGCAACCATAGGTTCTATAGTGCGAGAATAATAATTCAACATAGTCTTATCATCAGCAGTACCATCCATGATAGTTTGAGTTATTCCTAACTGGCTATATAGCATACTCGTCAAATACTCAATCTGTTTCATTAGATTATTTTCCACCGAACGATTTAACTGTGTTATTTTTTCTGTGCCATCTGTATAAGCAATACCATATTTAGAACCTGATAATTGTTCTTCTATGTCTTTACGACGTTCCTCAGCTTGTTTTTTTCGTGCTTCGGTTTTTATTACATACGGCAATTGGATTATTAAGTCTAATTTTCCAGAACTGGCTTGTTCGTCTACTCCGTCTAATAAAGACAATTTCCTTATCAAGCGTTGCATTGTCGAATTAGGCTCATTTATAACTGCGTATAAAGGATTCTCCACGATGCCTATATTTTTTTTAGCTAACCATATATCCTCTTTCCTTCCGGATATTTCGTTATACAATCTAACTTTTACTGAATCAGTTCTCCAATCAATTATTTGTCCGGTACGCATTGATAAAATATCGTATGAATTACTGATATTCGGATCAAGCGTAGTATCTACCGGAACAATAGCAACACATCCTTCGTCCAACAATGATGAGTATATATCCTGCATGAATGCTCTGGCTGTTTGATCAATATTGGCTTCTAGTGTCAAACAGTTATTAAGACTGGAATCCATCATTTCTGTATAACGATCATTCGCGTCTAACCGAACATGTTTTATATCTATAGATGCCGCATCCATAGATATTCGGTTATATATCGATGTCGCTATAGAACGTTCGTTGCGTCCTGAGAATCTAGCTCTATCCGGTCGATACGAATATGTATTTATTTGAGGTTTATATACCACAGTTGGATCTTTGTTCATAAAAGCGTTCCAGCCATGCTGGAGTCTACTAAATATATTCACTCTAAATTCCTCCCTTTATTTTTAAATAAAAAAAGCTGCTATTAGCAGCACTTAATAAGCGAGTAAAATATTATTCGAATGCTTCTCTATTTATCTTGAATGCGACAAAAGCATCCATCATAGCTGCAACAGCATCGATTTTTTCCTCGTATCTTTTTTTCAAAAGTTTTCTATTACCGTTAGTGTCTTCCATGACTATACTATTTCCCATTGCCCATGACATGAGTTCTTCGTCGAATAACAACAAACGTTCCTCGGCTAGTTTTTTTAATTCGCCCAGTGGAACCGATTCCGTTTTTACACCCTGAATTACTTTTTCAATTCCATAAGGACCATTTTCGGTAGCCCATCTTGCAACAAACTCCTTTGCATTATAAGGGTCGAATCCGAGACAACAAACATCGTATTCGTTTTCTGCTATAAATTTATCTAAATCTTCATAAACTTCCATCATATCGAGTACAACGCCTGGCAATACGGCCAAGCTACCTTCATTAATAAATTGTTCGTATTTTGCACGCATTGCTTGTGGTAATTTCATCAATTTTATTTCGGAAATATAGTTTCGAGTTTTAACTCCAAAACGTCCATTACCTAACGGGAATAAAAAAGTAAACGCGCAAAAATCATCACCTTGTGATAGGTCAGCACCTAATGCGCACGACAACTGCCAATACTCCCTTTTTCTATGCGGAATAGTCTCTTCGTATGTAAAATAATAGGTGTATCCCTCCATAGGTAACCCAAAACGCTTTGCCAAAATATCATTTCTGGCTGATGGTGCTTTTTCGGCTCGTTCTACATCTATTTGATATGCTTCATAACTGACAGTCTTTCCCAAATTAGGATTAGCCTTTAGCCACATATCGGGATTTGAAACCTCGTCAACCGAATCTAATTTATACCACCAAATCGAAACATGTGGATTGACATATTCACCTTTTAGAATGTCCATCAATTCCATTTTGATTGTATCGCCCGGTCCATTACGAACGGTTCCCTCTGAGCTTACAGCTATTATTAAGTAATCGTCATTTTTAGAAGCACCTTGTTCAAGCGCACCTATAACATCTTCGCGAACATCTCCCGATAGCCATTCATCGACAGTATTTATTCGGCTATTTAAGCCTTGAAGCTTATCTATTGACATTGGTCGAATTTCAACTAACGAACCTGTCAGAAAATTTTCTACTCCTTTTTTGGTCGAGGCTAATTTCATTCTGTTCGCTTTTGAACCGGTTGTATTTTGTAACGAACCCTCAGTTAAAAATTTAAATAAAGGACCACGTGCTCTCATAATAGCAGTCCTCATTGGTGCTAACACTTCTTCAGCTTGTCTCATAGTCGGGGATGTATGCACTTGATGTGTTGTTGATGTGTCAACATTCAAATAGTATTCGTGCATATAGGATTCATATTGTGATTTTGCAGCGCCTCTGCCGACTATTAAAAATTGCTTGTTAATCAGTCTCTTTTTCACAGTTTTATGAACATAATGACCTCCATGTCCATCAGGATTTGGTTCGTATACATCTTTATCCACGAAATAATACCATCCGAAAACTTGCTCTCCCCATAATTTAAATGATTCAAGCAATGTTAAATCAGAACCGTCAGTTAGAGTTAATTCTGCCTCGCAAAACTTTATCCAGCCCTCAACTGCCTGATCGTCATAATATATTCCGGGATTCGCAATAAGATCGTCTATCCTATACATCTCCATGCCGACTTCTTTGCATACCGGTATTTCTCCCCTAATTACAGCATCTCTAAACATACCGTAATATTTAGGTACAGCAGTATTCGACAATGCCATAAACGTTCACTCCTTATTACTATCCCTTTAATTCCTTAATTGCAAGAGCTATTCCGAGTGCTGAACTGCCTACACCCAAAACAGTTCCGCCTATTTCTAGGGCATCTTCTACATAACGTCGTCCTTTTGATATTTTTTCTTTTTTATTAAACAAACGTTTATACTGTTGCTCTAGATTTTCTCTTTCAATCTTTTCACGAAGTTGCTGATTTGTCATGTTTTTTAGATTCATTTCATTCGAACTATGTCGTGATCTTGTATTTTGTTCTATATTCTTTGCCTGTTTTAATAAATCAGAAGATGTATCAACAACTCTTCTAGCTCTATTTAGATCCTCTTTAACCCAACGTTTCGGGTCTGGTCCGTCTATTCTGATCCGATTATCTTTTTTTTTAGAATTATTTTCTCTTACATCTCGGTCATATCTATTTTTGCCGGCGTTAGTAAGACTACCGTCTTTGTTCTGATAACGCCTTACACCCCACTTCATTCCTAAGATTCCGTGATGATATAGTTGATCATCTATCATGAATATCATCTCCCTTCTTGATTATTCAAAAACTTTTAGAAACATTCAGTCGAAACTCGAGTTCGTTTATAGTTCTATTGAACGATTCCAATACCGCATTACTCGATGGAGGATCAAACAGCATTCTTACTTTTAACTGAACATATGTTTTTACCATTTCTAGTGTTGCATTTTCGGGCATATAGTCAGACCATTTTTCAGTTTTATCGTGTATAGAAAAACCTTTATCAGGTCCAACTCCTAATTGAGCAAGTATAGAAAACGTAGAATTAATGTGAGTTATTATATCGATATCGAAATGCTCGTATTCCTCCGATATACCCAGCATTTTTTTTATAGTAGTTAATATGCTATCTGTCATATCAATCACCTGTTGTATTGAGATCTATGTAATTTTTCATACAATAACCGATAGATCCAAATTCAGTTTCCACATAAGCCCATTCGTCATTAGTGATATTTTCATCGATGATAACTCTTGTATGTTTTGGCAACTCTGATATTATTCTACTATCAACATTTGGTTCAGCTCTTAGTCTTAGCTTATCGCATCCGCATACAATTCCGTATGTTTTTTTATCTTCCGGCTCATCAACCGTTGATTCTGTACAATCCGAGTTTTCATCATCCAAAATTTCTTTTTCAAGAACTTCCTCTGGTATTTTATTGTTTTTACTCATTTTGATTTTCTCCTTTTTTATTATTTCCACGGACATGTATCGTTTTTAGTACGAACCTTAGGTGTACATATTAATAAACTTTCATCTCCGTAATGTATAGCATTATGGGTATCGTTTGTGGTGCATACAACATTCTCTAAATCAAACACGCATGGATTACGATTAATAATGTCATCTCTGCTTATAGGATTAATATGATGGATCGTTATTGACCCATATATTTCATACCCAATCGTAGCAAGATCACACCCGCAATCTCTGATTATAACCTTATCTCTGAATCTCATCCATTCAGCTGAATGATAGAGCGCTTGATTTATGTATCTATCAAACCCAAATGTTTCCTTTCCGACATATCCGTTCAATTGAAGATATTTAAATCTATCTAGATATTTATCAAACGTTATCAATTCAGAATATGTTTTAATCATCGCTATCATCTCGTCCGCTGTAGCCTTTCAAAGCATTCATTGCGTTTTCGTATAATTCTTCTATTCTTTGAGCAGAATGAAGATTTTCCGTCTTAGCGGTTATTAAATCTTTTTGTTTTTCAAGTATCTCTCGTTCTAACTTTTCTTTTGTTGAAGCCAGCTTAAGAAAGTGAGAAATGACTTGAGACGATGCTGTTCCATCTCTCAATTGCTGCTCAGCAAGATCTACTGCCAAAGATATAAGTTGATTTTCCCTCGCTTCCGGCGAAGTTGCAACTCTATTTTTCTTGGCATTTGGAATAGCGTTTGTTTTTTTTATTTTAGCCATACTTTGGTCATCCTTTCTGAAAGATTGGTATTATAAGATTATCGTTCTTACGTAGTTTTCATGTAGCACTCAAAGAGGTTCATAAAGTTATATGACTCTATTCGCCGAAAGGAGTTAAGCGCGATACAAAAAACAAACAAAAACCAACACCGCATCAACAACCTTATGAACCTTTTAGAATACTACATGAAAATATAAAACGTTTTTCAAAAATTGCCCCCGGAGAATTTTCAAGGAGGCGGGCGATGAGGGAGGGGGTGCCAATTTTGTGAGACCCCCTATATCTCAAAGCCATTTATATTTCTTGAAACAGTGCTAGTCCATTACCTTTCGATCTATCTTTATTTTTTTCTCCTTTTTGTTACTGTATAAACATGAACACTTATTTTACACATTTTTAGCTTTATGTTTTACATATTTCACATACTAAAAACTTATAATTAAGTATCAATTTATTAATAATCGTGGGTATTTAAGTAAACAAAAAAGTATTCATCATAGCTAATAGATTCAATTCATTTTATTTGTTGCTGTTAACTAGTCAAACACCTTTAAACACTTTATAAAAAGCATTTTTCACTTATATTCAACAAATTTAAGCGTAAAAATAATACTTTTGAATATTGCATCCTTTTTGGATGTATATTATACCCTTGATTATAGGATAAATATTATGCTGTTTTGATTGTTTGAGTAACTTTTTTATAAATATTCATAAAATCATATTTAATAATTTCATCAATTGCTCGTTCAATTTCACGATCGTTTTCTTCTTCACTTAATTGATCAGAAGTATGAGAAACGCGATCCAAATACGAACAGGAATTGTAACCTTTGTCAAGATCGAACATATACCATTGATCGAATTGGTCAAATGGATCAAACGGATTATCGATTGTGGTTAACGCACATTTAATCATAACTTCACACTTCCTTTCAACTATTTAAATATTTCGAAACTGTTGATGTTGACTTTCCTAAAACTTCTGCGATTTCAGCATTTGTATAACCTGATGCAGCCAAAGCTTTGATTCTACTAACTTGAGCAGAGGATAACGCACCATTAGACTTAGGGGTAGCCTTTTGTCTTATTACATCTTGATCCGCATACCTTAGTATCTTTGTCAATTTGGAATCGCTTACTGCACCAGACTGAATAGCTTCCCATTCTTTATCTGTTATGTTAATTCGTGTACCTTTTCCGCTTGCACCGACTGCTATACGAGCCTTGTTAATGGCAATTTGTTTTACTTTTTTCAATGCTTTCTTATCTTTTTCTAATTCTGGATTAGCTTGTTTTTTCGCCTTTACTTCAGAATTAGCAAGAACTTGAGCTCTTCTTTCTCTCGGTGCATTAAGTGCAGCAAGATTTAGTTTCGCATTTAATGAATCCACTTCTGACTGATAGATACGTTTGGCGTTTGCATTGGTAGCAAGTCTACCAGTATATACCGCCTCCTTACGAGCATCGTTAGCCATGGCTTTCATTTTATTAGCATAATCAGCATATGCATTCTCCTTAGGGTGTCCCGATGACAGCTTATGTGCATCGTCTGTTACTGACATCAATGACACATTCGTCATCGCTTGTTTGGTCTTTCCAGTCTTCGGATCAACGTATGTTCTGCCTGACTCTTTGTATAATATGGTCCCCTCAGGTTTGGTAGGATCATACCAACTCTTTCCTTTTTGATTTATTCTCCCTGAACCTTTTCTTTCAGGCACTTGAGTCTCTTGCTTACGTCTTGATAGTAGGGTTGACGCCCCGCTCTCTTTTAATTCTCCATCCATGTTTTGATGACGCTGGTAGGTCTTCTTTAGCAAGGCTATATCGTTGTCTTTTTCGGATTGTTTATAATCTAATTTGTGCTTTTCAGCATCAATTACTACCATACTATGTTTTACAGCTTTAGCTATATCTTTCTCAGGTGCCCCCCGTAGTGTCATATCAGTTATAAGATTGGATACTATACCCATTTGTTTTTGGGTTTCACTTTTAGTCATGACTTTCATCCCCTCATGGTAAGCATACTGAGTCTTAGGATCGAATCCCTCCAAATCTTTTAACGGCGGTGTTGATTTTATACGAACCTTATTATTAGTAGGAATAACTACTACTTGGTCACCGTCGAAATCAGCCCCCGATAGTCGTTCAGCTACTTTAGCATTTATTCCTACGGCATCTGTAACATTTCCCAATATCCTTTTCGCTGATGGATTTTTATTATTAACCGTCAATACCGGTATTTCAAATGTACCACCATGAGGAAAACGAATTAATGCCACCTGTTCACCGTTTTTATAGTTAGGAGCATATACTTCTGTTTCTTTCATTGCTGATATAGGTAAAATAACTTGAGTATTCTGCCTAGGTAATGCGGCTGCTTGTAAATGTACCGCCGCTGCATCACAATCATTTGCAAAATCCATTAACATTTTCTTTTTTACCGTCGGATTAGTAAGAGATTTTATCTCTGAGTATTCTGCCTCTCTATCTGCATATGTTAAATCCAGCTGTTTCTTTATCATACTCAAAGGTTGCTTCGATAAAAATTGCTGGGACAGATTTCTTGACATCGTATCCCAATCCCCTTCTTCCTTAAGTTTGTTAATGGCAGAAAGTTTTTTAGTTCCATCTTTAGGATCTATATATTCACTTTGACCATTGGCTTTGATTAATGCACCAAACGGATTTTCAGGATCATCTTTTATTGGTTTTAACACATTCATTTTATCGGTCCCCGACTTTTTATTTGTATTAAACACAATATCTACTCCATCTGGAATATCATCAGAATACATAGCCATACCTTTCAAGTAATGGGTACCGTCTACAAGTATACGTACTTGCGCGTAATGCGAATTTCCTAAATCCAAATCGGGTACACCACGTCTTATTTCGATGACACCATCCTTATTCAAACCGCCCTCATCACCATAGCATATACTGATTCTTTTAGAATCTATACTGGTTGGCTTTTTTAATTCGTTGAATGTTGCACCACCGTCAGTTGAATGATAATTACCCAAAGATTGCACATCACCCATATTTTGATATACATCTCTATATTCAATTTCCGGATTACACAAAACTTTAGTGTTCGATTGCTGATGGGCATTAGTCACTTGAGGAATTCCTACACCATAAACGTTGTATCCCTCACGTTCCAAAATATAAAGAGCTTCTTTCATAGTATTTTCCGATATACCAATCTCTCGCTCTGCACCGGCACCAACATCTATCATTCTTTTTTTATCTAGTTCTTTTTTTAAAACATCAGCTGCTTTTTGAGCACGATTTGCTCTTTCAGCAGTATTGTCGTTTAAAAGTGAACGAATAGATGAATCGTTGTTATAGCCCATAATCTTTGCTATTTCATTAAGAGATTTACCATCTGCTCTTAACGATTTAGCGCGATCTACTTCTAACTGTCGTCGCTCATGCGAAGCTAATTGTTTTTGCACTCTATATTGGGTAGTGCTTAAACCCAATTCATGTGCGATTTCAGTTTCTGTCATACCAGATTTTTTTAGTTCATCTATTCTAGATAGAAAATCTCCGCTATGTTGAAACGGATTTTCTCCACTCCCCCACGGGTAACGTCCTGAGTGTCGTGGTGTACCATAATGGGCTAAAGCCTTACCACTGGAACCGCAACCAAAATATGATTTTATTTCGTCTATAATACTCATGACTTACTCCTCTCGTTCTTTCATTTTTGTTATAATCTTATCGGAAACAATTATTCGATCCATTATAGGTGCAATATCTTCGGCGGTAGGAACATCGTATATAATTTCGTCGTTTTGATAAATTCGAAGTTCCATACCGATTTCACCCGGTTTAATTCCATATTCCAAACAAAAAAGAGCAGCGTATATTCGTAACTGCTCCATATGTGCCGGAATTACTCCGGTCTTCAAATCGTGTATTCTTAAAAAGTTATTTTTAAATATAATAGCATCAGCTGTACCAAAACAATTATCTGAGTAATATAAAATTTGTTCAGGTATCATTCTGAAACCTATAGCATCATTTACATAAGAATTCAAGGTTTTCTTAGATCTTGGAAGTTTTTGCGACAATCTTATACATTGTGCCGCAAAGTCATGTAACTCAGTTCCCCTTTGAATAGCGAGAAATTTAGAATACGATTCTGCTATTTTATCATCAGAATATCTAATCCAATGATATTTACTAGCACCTAAGAAAGCATGTCTACCTTCAAGATTCGAATGCTTGTTGAAGTTCATTCAATACTTCCTCCTTATTCTCTGGACAAATAAATCTTGAGAATGACATCTCATTCATTCTGTCCACGTAATATTCTTGATTTGGTCGTTTCTTTTCGTTCGCTGATTTTTTGCATTCCAGAGTCGCCCATCTATCTTTATAAAATATTGTTAAATCGGGTAATCCTTGAATGTCGTTAGCATCGTTTTTTGTAACTATACAACCTGGGAACATTTCTTTAAGCTCTTTTTTTAATTTAGCTTGGAAATTTCTCTCTAACATTCTTTAAATTCTCCTTTCTGCAAAAATATAAAAAGAAAATGATGCGTATTTTTTTACGTATATCTCCTTCTCTCCATAAAAGGGCATGTTTTTTTCGCGTACGAAAAGAAAGAGCCTGCGTAGTTAACACAAGCTCTCAATAAAAAATATAAATTATCATTTAACAAAAGTCATTATAACTTTTCGTTATATATTTCTTCATACTCGTTATTGTCATTAAAGTTTTCTCTTTCAAGTTGACCATATACGGTACGTTCTCGAACGCTTTTTCCGCATATAGGGCATATCCATTTACCGTCAAGTATATCTGTTTGACCTTGATGGAAATCCATATATTCATTACACCTATTACATTTCACAAATAAAGGAATGTCATCGTGATTTCGTTTTGAAGATGGTATTAACTTAATGACGTCTCCAAATATAACTTTAGATTTTCCTATACGTGTTCCATAACTGAATTCAAATCCTGAATGTTTGTATTGTTTGTAAAATTCTTCATATTCTTTATCAGGTGTTGTCATATTCAATCCCTCCGTTCTTATTATATTAAATCTATTATTATTATAACACATTCATTCGGTTAATTCAACGAGTTTAAATGTCAAAACAAACTTGATGGTCAAAAACCCGTTTATTTTTCTTGTACTATATATATTTATATATTTTTTATTCGCAATTAAATATAAATAAAAGTGGGCATTTGACCACAAGCCCTTACAAACCGCATAGGTAAGCCATTTTTACGTGGTCATTTTTGTTTAAAAAGTGGGCTAAAAGTGGGCATTTGGCCATTTTTATTGCCGTTTTCAACTTGAAAATATATAATAAACATATTGTTGTCAGCGTATTTTTTTTATAAAAGTGGGCATTTGGTCATTTTTTCAAATATAAATGTCCAAAAATTTCAAATACACCTATTGCTTTTTTCGTTCCATTGGACACCATTCTCGACATTGCGGATATGAGTCTTCAATGCATTTATTACAAATTATACTATGTCGCCCTTTATCGGGAATATCTTCTTCGAATTCTTTGATGATAGTTGTCCAGCTTCCATCCTCTTTACGAACAGGACACGACATTTTAGATTTTACTTTCATCGTTTTTCACTCCTTTTTGTATATTATATCATACTTTAGCTGAAAAGTAAAAGGCCATGTTTATGACCTCTTACCCTTAGGAACTGACTACGATATTGATATTAATATTCTATAGCGTTCGTTCAGCTTTTCGAATAAATCGTCATCCACTGCTATACTGAGCAGACAATATAATTCGGATCAGCATAGTCAATTTCATTACACTTGTCATCAAAATCGAATCTAATTCCATCTTTCAAATATACTTCAAAATATCTTATCTCCATGTTTTACCCGTCCTCCTATCTGTTAAAATTATTCTTTCTTCAATTTCAAAATCTGCTAATTTGCAAATATAAAAAATCGTATGCAATAATTTATGAAACCGTTCGTCCTCATCTTCTATATTTTTTAAAGCCTTATATGCTGTGGGATCATTGCAGCCTGATGCATTTTCTCTTAACAATTTCTCTTTATTGATCTCCATGCTCTATCTCCTTTTCGGCATATTTATTAACAATATTTTTTAGGCTACTATTATCCGAAGATTTTTTAGATGACTCTAGGAATTTTCCATAAGCTTTTACTTGCGTACAAGTTTCTATACACTTTGCAATCCTGTCAATCAATATGTATATACACAGGAATGCAATTCCAACTAAAATTATTACTTTTGAAAATATCATTCCGCTTTACCTCCTCTGATATTTACAACGCCCGTGCATCCATCAGCCAATATAACTTTGGCATCTGACGGGAAGCATTTTAAGACTTTACTAATCTCCGCCGCACAAAGCGGTCGTCTTAACCCATCATCATTATACGTTCTTAATTCCACTGTGTTTGAAATCTGCGAATATACAATATCCACTATATTTTTTCTAATCATTATCTTTCATCCCTTTCACTTTGTTCTGTAATTAATTCTGAATATGGCAACTCCTTAATCCAGTCGCAGAATATACGCCATTCATCAAGCTTATGATTCTTACGAGACTTGTAAATATTTGCTAAGACTTCGTAGTTCAACATGACCGTACGTTTCTGGTTATAAGAGCTCGGCAAGAGCTGGATTATCTGCCACCAATATTTTTTGTCTTTGGTTTCGAGATACTTTTCACGATAATGATTTAACCCCACAATAGTGCTTAACAAATGCATCATTGGTGTCCATTGAGGTTTTCCATCGCAAGTGGGAGCGCAAGCTAAAGCCGAATAAAGTTCGAGTTGCGTCGGAGAAGATTGCAAAAGATGCTCACAGCTGAAATCGTCGAGTTCAAACTCCTTATCCGCAATCTTATGCATTGTCGAACAAGAGTTTGCGACAGTACCTACTTTATATGTATCAAATTCTTTCCCATTAATGGACTATCTTTTACTATTGTTTTTGTGTGTTTATTTTTTTATATTGATATTTTATCCATGGATCATCTGGAAGAACCGAAGATTCATCCAATTCAAATCCTATATCCTTGGCGGTTTTTATAGATCCAATGTTTTCTTTTCTTGCCCACCAAACAATTTGATCAAACTCATCATAATGTTTGTCCAACCATTTTTTACCTCGTTTAGCGACAGCTTTAGCATAACCTTTGTTTCTATAATCATCACCTGATCGAGTTCCTATTGTGACGGCCACGCCAGTAGAATCTCCAGTTAAATCAAAAAATGAAACTGGAATATTGTCTACTTTTTTAATAAATCTCTTAACTATTTGTTGGCCTTCTTCGATAGTTTGATATTCCTTTCTATGAAGACCTAGCAGTTTTTTATCTTTATTATTCATGGTACTAACAATATCGTTTACATCGTTCATTGTTTTTCGATTTCTACCCATGTTAGTCAAACTTCCGTCCTTATTCTGGTAACGTCTAACACCCCACTTCTGACCCTTTACTCCATGATGGGCTAAATATAGTTCATACATTCCATATCACGTCCTTTCTATAGAATATAAATCCACCATAATTTTCACACACAATAATATAAACAATAGGACACCATTTCGGTTTTCATGGGCTTCGTTTCCTAAAACCCAGCTACGTATCAATAGTAGCCCTACTCCCCCGCCCAGAAGGCATAGGGGATAGCCTCTACAGGTTCATTTCGAAATAAATAAAAAGAAAGAGCCCTTGTTAGGACTCCTCTTCTGATTTTTTGTGATCCTTAATGCATTTAGCGACCCAGCACATGTTGGATGCTATTACGCCAACTAAAGCACCAGCCATGATTCCTTTCGTCGTTCCTTGATGTAATGCTTCATCGTAGAACGCGGTAAGTGTATCACCATGTGTTTTTAGTAATTCGTTAATAGTATCAATTCGTTCTTTCGTCATTTTAAATTTCATAAATATCACTCCTTTCATAATAGGAGTTGTTTTTATCGCGAATATATTTTCGAAATGTTTCCCACGGGATTCCAATGGGTGGTTCCCCGTTAGCCGCATAAGCGACCCCTAGCGATAACTAGGAAAAGTGTTTCATTGGCAGAAAGAATCTACCAATAAAGCGGAGCTATAATATCCAAATATACGGTAATCATACGCATGAACTTACGATGGTCGGTACCGGCATTACAAAGTTGGAGCATAAGATTATGATCATTGGGACCAATATCAAAGTCGAGCTGCTTAGCTCCGCAATCGTCATTCATTTCACATTTAATACAATCGCCTCTTCTGCAAAAGAAACTATCACTCTTCTCCCAAGAGTTCATCGGATTCCTCATACCACGAATGGCGGCTTCCCAGCCAATTACTTCTTCATTTTCAATTTTTATCATAGTTTTCTCCTTTCAAATCAGCATTTTTCAAAACCTCGGCGATGCTTCCGAGTGGTTCGCGAAGTCCTATAAAATATCCGTATTCTATGAAATGCTCTGTGTATAATATGAGGTCATCCATATCTGAACGGCTCAAATTTTTCACACCGCATACAGTAAAGCAAGACCTCTCATCCCAGTTATCGATTTTTCTTTCGAGCATTGTCAAGAATTTTCTTGCTTTATCTCTTCTTTCGTTACCCATTATTATCACTCCAAATCACTATCAATTCTGAATATAAATCACCTTCAATGAGAAGCCGTGAGCCGTTTACGAGTGTCTCATCTCTGAACAGCTCTTTTGCGGCTTCAAGCTTGATGACCGAATATCTGAATGTCGGGTAAAAAGGGGTTCCGTTCTGCATCTTGATAGGCATTACATTCTTATACGGCTGATTTTTTGTCACTTCAATAAATACAACACCCATATTGAATTTAGCCTGACATTCTTCACATGGTTCATAGTCAATGACAGCATTTCTCGGTGCTCCCGCATCATCTTTAAGTTTGCCAAGAAGAGCAATTTCGTTCTTTTCTTCACCGCACCAACAGCAGATAGGAATACACGGATTTACCCCATGTTTGGGTGATAATTTGATCCCTTTTTTACTCATAACTTTTACTCCTTTCAAAATAAAAAAAGTTAAGACCCGATGTTTCCACCGAGTCTTTCGTTTGCAAAAGTATCACTCGTGGTTAATCCAAGTCGTTCGCGTAATTGTTCAAGAATATCCTCGACAGTTTTCCTTGTCTTGGGAGAAAGCTTTATGTAATCGGAATGTTCATCATACCAATTAAATATCTCACCAAGGTCACCCTTTTGCCAGCTGAATGACCACCAGTCGCATATCATCTCGATAATATAATTATATGGCATATCAAGGATAATTTCTCCCTCGCTTGGGTCGTCGTTGATGAGCACCCAATACTGCCAATGATGAGGATTTCGGTGAATGTGACGAAGCCATGCTCTTTTAAATTCTTCCATTACCTCATACGAACGATTGTTACCATAGAAATAGGTGTCATAAGCCAAGTATTCATCATCATTGTTCTTTGACGAATCGTGGTCAAATATGATCTGCCAGCTTGCATCGGGCTGTCCTGTCAGAACCGTCGGCAAATTTGTCAGAAGCCATTCAAAACCTCTTTTGACATTGTTTCGATGCTGCTGCAAATACTGGTCATATTCGTAACTCATCGGACTGTACCTCCATTTCTCCGATATTTTTTATCAACAGTTTTATAGCTCACCCAAGTATGATAACCACATATTTCACACAAATAACCTCGTTCGCCCTTACGGTTAATTGCCCAATCTCTTAACGGATTACCACAACACGGACATATACCATTATTAAAAAATTTCTTTTCAATATATATACCTCTTAATGGCAAACTAATTATCAACAACATACCAGCTAATAATACGATATAACATACAATATTATTATCCATCTTGTTCTTCGTCCTTTCCTTTATTTAATTCTTTGACTGCATTGCTCTTTCGTGCATTCGACATTATGTGTGATATCTCACTCTCATTTTTTGCCTGTCTGATTTTTTTAACTATTTCATAAGGATATAATAGTTCCTTTGCTGCTCTTATGGCATACTTTTTATAATCAAAAAATAATGACGGAACTTTTTCTTTTTTTGCGCCCATAACTTTCTACCTTTCTGCTATTCGTGCACCACAGTGTCTACAATATTTGTCGTATAAATTTATGTGTCCGCCACAATTACCACAAGTTACTTCCACACACTCTTTTCGTCTCATCTTTCGATTTTCTATAGGATTTACAAATGCTATGATTGGTTTTATTCCTATCTTTCTGTTTTGCTTTGTTTTCATAACTTCTCATCTCCATTAATAATTCATTTTCAATATATTATTTAAACACCTTTTACTCGTTCATACCATCGTTTATTCTTTGTTATACTCTTTTCACTGCTCTTGTCGTTTCTTTGCCATCTCTTTACGTTCATCATATTCAGTTTTATCAATCTCATCAAAGCCTACTAGAGCATTTTTGAAATAACGGTTAATCTCAATCCGACGTCCATGAGGATCAATGGCATACAGCAGACCCATAGTGTCAAAAGAACCATTCTTAGAATCCGTAAGAAAATCTTCTGTGTAAACCTTAAACGACTTATCAAACGGAATATAGGGCATTCTAATAGGATATAATTCATTCATAACACGATCAACCAGTCCACAATGATAGCTAGCATTGTGATTATCGTTGTTTATACAACAATATCGGTCCACATCGCTATAGGTAACAGTACCATCTTCCGCAACATACTTAAAAAGAGAGCTCATTCTTTTGCACTGATACTGCTTTATACTACCATCGTCATCAAGAGTACACAGATTCCATGCATCTTCGGTATCTTCAATAGGCATAAGGGGCTTACGATCTATCATACGGTTTAGAATAGTCTTAGTAAAGCCGATACTCATACCAGAGTGTCCGTCCTTACAAAGACTTTTGAATGCCTTTAAAGCACTCTCGTAGCAGGCACAACCGTAATCCCATTCACCATCTTTTCGTTCTGGCGCCTCATGCTTACACGCCAAAGCAACCTCATTCTCAGCCCATAATTCCATATTGGATTTTTCTCGAAATAACTCTATCATTAGGTTGCGGTCGTCTATGTACTCATTTGCAAATATCTTTCTGGAATCCCCGCCGAATGCTTCAATAATCTCTGGAAGATTCTCATTTACAGCATCGAAAGTCAAACCTTGTGCTTTGCACCACTCTACTGCCTGTCGCGTCTGATCTTCATTTCGACTAGTCCAAAGAATTAACTTGTCCCCATTAGACTGTCTCTTTTTCAGATATGCAATCAAATTCTTGTTCGGCTCGCCGATATCAGGATACTTATTCGTACATAAAGTCCCATCAAAGTCTACAGCAATAATATTCTTTTTTGTTTGTTTTATATCTCCGTTGTCTATACGCTCTGTAACATATTTACTCATCTTTTTTCTCCTTTTTTATAATTAATTGGCACGTGAGAATTTAAAACGTACGGTTGCTCTATACATTCATTACACGGTTCCTCACGTTCGTCTTTATTTTTATAAATACACGTTTTACAATAGTCGTTAAAATATACCTCTTGATAGTCTACTTCCATTTAAGATACCTCGATTCATTAAATTTTTTCTTACTTTCCAGAGCCTTACTAATGGCTAAATCAATCCCGCTTCGAGATTTTAAATGATAGTAATATAAATCTGAAAAGGGCGTATTTAATCTATCTATTCGTCCGGCAGCTTGAGCCATAACCTTATAACTATAATTTTGACTATAAAATATAATAGTATCGGTTTTAACACAGTTCCACCCCTCGCAACCTGCATTATACTGTACTAAATATACCCAACGGGTGCTCTCAGGAATAGGCTGATGTTTGTGTCCATTCCATTCTGCGATTTCAACATCATCACCATACGGAATTTCCTTTAATATTTCCAACTCGTAATCAAAGTTATAAAATATAATTAGTTTCGGATGTTTTTCAAACAACTCACAAACTGCTACTTGACGTGAGTCGTCGCTATTAACTATTCTCCTTAATAAATAACATAGCTCGCTCGCTGTTTCCACCGGTTTATCCTTATATGGGTTCCAACGATTACGCATAGTATCCTTGTATGTCGAAATATCATACTTGGTATATATATCTTCATGATGCGATACTGTTTTCCTACGAAAATCCATGTTTATCAAAATTCTATTTCGTAACCGGATTAAGCGTCCTGTATTAATGTATCTGTCTATTTGAGGAAATTTACTGAATCGTTTATATACGATGTGTTCACGAGTAAATTCTGTTCGATTCACAAAAAAACCATTAGCTATAAATACCGGAATATAATCTTGCCAAGTATCGCCAGGCGTCGCCGACAATAAAATCCATTCATTATCTTTGGTTATCTTTAGGAAAGCCTTTACCCATGTACCACTTCCGACAACTCTTTGTTCATCAAATATAAAGAACGCATTCTTGATATTCTCATATTTTTTTATGTTGTTCCATGAATCAACTATAACTTTATTGCTGTATAAATTTACATCCTTATTTGTAGAAAGTAAAAACGGTATCATATCAGATTCCCATTCTTTACTATCCCTTTTTCGTGCCGTAGTGATAACATATAAGTCTTTTACATTGTTATCGTCCATTGGTACATATTCGTCACTATCAATATCTCCACCATTTTGGAGATAATAATATCCTAGTGCCGTTCGAGATTTACCACTTCCCACACCACCACACAAGATACATCCATTTTGCATTCTTTCGATTGCACTTTTTTGATAATCCCGTAATCCGATTTTTGACATTTTTATCCTCCGTATTTAATACTCATTTGGAAATAGAATCGTTGTTACACTCCTGTCCCACTCTGTTATAATCCAGATTGTAACATCTGTATTTTTTTGTGTATAAACAGCTAAAATTCTATCACCATTTCGTATAGCGTCATTATTCATTTTCACATCTTCATTACATGTATCACCCCAGTCACTACTGGTATATCTAGCCAACGATTCCTCTACAAATTTTTTAAATTTGTTATCTTGCTCTATTTTGTCGTTTATCCTATTGGTACATACAAGTAGTCCTAAAGAAAAATTGGACAACATTGGAATTTTTATAGTTAGCATGATTATAACTCCTTCCGAATAAAACAAAGAGTGCCTATTTTAGCATAGACACCCCTTGCAAATATCTTTTTTATTGTTTAGATGCATACTTTTCCGCAAATTCATCTTCTTGAATAGTTACATACATAGTTTTCAGATAAGCCTTTATGCCGCTTTTACCGTTTGCTTCCCATTCATAAGGATTCAAAATAAGATCCACGTTGATTATATCTGCAAAATCAAGCGTCTCGATACTTTCCTCATCAAGTTGTGTCTGTGCTCTTTTGGTTACCATTATGATTTTGGGCGGAATATTTCGGAAGCTTACCGAAACCTGAATATAATGCTTTGATTCTTCATCTTCGTCTCTAGCCGGAAGAATTTTTACATTCCAACCATCTCTGGCTAATTGTTCAGCCTCATCCGCGTCATCTATTATCACACAAAAATTTCTGTCTCCGGCTCTGTTGTATTTACTTTCGTTTCCTGCGAAATTTCTAAATATAATTCTTGCATTTTCTATAGCTAAATTTTCTACTCTTGACATTTTTGTTACCTCTTTCTTCATTGTTATTAATTTACAAACCATTCAAAATCACCATATTGTGAAATATCACAAATGGCATCGTTGACCATATTTTCATAATAAGAGCGATCGATATCTGCTTCTTTTCCGAGTTCTTTTACCATCTCGGCTTCAAGCCATCTGTATCCCTTACTACCTCCTGCGGCATAATATTTGCCGTCTTTTTCTCTCATTAAAAGTCCGCCATTACATCCCTGTTTTATAGGGCAAAATTGCCCGACTTTTCCGATAAATACATAGTTATGCGATTCTTCCTCTTTTTTACGAAGTTCAGAATATCTTTCGCCGGCATATTCAGCATCATACCTATACGACTTAAGCACTTTTTCCATATTCTCAGAATCTTCAGAATCCCAAGCCTTATGTAATTTTGCTAATTCTTTTTCCTCTTCAATTGTTAATTGAGGCAATTTCTCATTCATATCCAAATATAAACTAGAAGTCACACTATTTGTTACGCACATATCCTCGAACTCTATCGGTTCTTTGCTGAAGAGTTTCTTGAAAATATACGGAACTGCAAATTCTGTACCGGTCGCAGTCCATTCGCCACCATGCTTTTTACAATCTTTGAGTACGTCTTTACTTTGGTTAACGTAAGTTTCACCGTAAAGTTCATTGCAATGCTCGATCGTATCGTATTTAGCTATATAAACAGCATCGTTTACAAGGCACATTCTATCGTATGTAGCCTCATGCTCAAATATATAACCATACATTTTACCATAATCGGATACGAACTGAATAATCTCAGGTGTTGCATTTGGAATTTTTATCGAATCAGTTTTTATATGAGCAACTGTGAATCCTCTTGCTTGTACTTCATGTTTTAGGTTAACCATGAATAAAGCACCACGTTTTGCGACAATATTATCAACATTTCGATTATCTTTAAATGGATTATCGAATTTTGCTGCCGTTAAGCCGTAAACTGAATTAATAGCGATTTTCAAAGCCTGTGCTAAATCTGCCGCGGCTCCCTCGTCTGTAAGATACTTTGCCAACTTTCCATCTAGCATTGTTTTAGCAGTTTCAAAATCATTGTGCTTAATCGCAATACGAGCATCTCTTAATTGTTGAAAACGTTTTGTGTATTCGTCACCGAATAACAGTTCAGCTATAATGCTACCCGGATGCATAGAACCAATATCCAATAACGCAACGTTAACATACATACCTGGTTCAGAATATACACACCCTCCCTCGGTGATTTTTTCACCTCTATATGTGGATTTTCCGAATTTAAATTCATAACCCGGAAATATAGGTCTATTCTGATTATCGAATCTGGTATAATCATCAAAGCCGTCCATTAGAATATCGTCACTCGATGGGAGTCCCATATCACGATAATTAAATTGATCCTGCGGCTTTCTGTTCTTACCAAATATAATTCTGGTTGTAAGAGAATTTGTTGTATCGTTCACAGTCATGCCCGCCACATCAGCTAATATCTCTCTGGCAATAAAATCTGCTTTTCTGGCATTAAATACAGCTTCCGTTGCAATAACATCGTTATCACAATATTCTGCAACTTTTGCCCATAATTCTTTAGGTACTGGTTGATCCCAAGGCAATCCGAGTTCCTGATGGTGAATACCCAATTCAATTTCAAACTTCTTTAATGATTGTTTTTTACTTGAAAAATCATAAACATCTGTATATGATACATTGTATGCCTCTCCAAAGAAACAATTAGGACTGCCATTAATTATTTTCTGTGATAAATTATACAACTGTTCATTTGTATAACCCATTAGCCGTGCGTAGAGTATATGGTTATCATATCTTCGGCAGTTAAACCCAACCAGTCTGAATCTCATAAGTTCTTCTACCTCAGCCGGTGACGGATTAATCATCCGTACAACAGGCTTACCCTTACCCTCAAATTTCCAATTGACTAAGAATAAATTAGGGAAGACTTCTACATCGTAGAAAATAAGCTTTGCATCGTCATTATTTTTTCCGACAGATGGTTCCTCTGATTTAAAATTCATTTTACTTACAAGCTTTATACAGTAATCCGATTGATTTGTACTATTAGCAGCAAACGCTAGTATAGCATTTCTCATATCGGTAACGTCATATTTCAAACCACTATTATAAGCATCGTCCAATATTTTATGTATAAAATCAATACTCGGTTTTGTTGCTGGATGGATTTCTTTATTAAGATTACGCTTTATTAATGTTCTAAGTCCCTTTTCGCTTTTAACAGCTTCTATATTTATCATTTTGTTTTCTCCTTTCAATGGTAATCCAGAGCTAATTGTAGCAATAGGTAAATCATTACACCTAGACAGTTTACGTCTTAATGAACTTTTTCCTATAAAAACTTTAATTTCTATATCTTCGTCATATATTCTACTCAGGCGTGTTGGATCTCCTGTGTAAATATAATGAAGATGAATACCTGCTCCGCTTTTACTTAATTCGGCATAAGTAGCCGGCCATTTACTAGCCGCCTCTAGATTCTTCTCAAATGATTTTTTACCGTATTCGTCTTTAATATCGAAATCTATAACTATATGATTTACTGGGAGTTTAACGTAATGAAGTTTCGATGTATCGAGTTCTTCCAATTTTGTTGTGACATTATCCCAACTTTCATATGGAGTTTCATTACTGGTTGCGTATTGCGCAACGCAACCGGCACATTCTTTATCAAATATAGATTCCTGCTTATCAAATACAATTAAATAGCTGTCATGTTTTTTCTCGGCATCAATAACAGTTAAATTATCAATTTTTTCAGTTTTGAAACCACTATAATATGACCTGACACGAACGCCATCACTTAACGTATGACGTTCTTTATAATCCTTAAAGTAATTCTTTAGCTCTTCCTTAAAAGCTCTTTGTGATAACGGATAAGGTACTTTTGCCTCATCACAATACTGCTTGTACATTTCCCAAGCCGCTTTCAATGTTGTGCCGTTTTCTTTAGTGAATACATAATATGAATCCATTATATAATTATAAAAGTCATTAGATGCACTCATCATACTTATAGGTACGTAATCGTCATAATATCCTGTATTGTCTAAATATAAATTCAAACAATAGTCAGCAATAGCTCCTAATTCAAACCCAACTTGTTTCACTATTGTTTTGTACTCTTTCGAATTTAATTTATTTCCAGATGGAGAAACATCAATCAATCTTCGAATCAACCCCGACTTTGCATCTGTGATTTTAACTGGTTTATTCGTACCCATAAATAAGAAACATTTGAACTGATTTGAATATGTTGATTTAAATTTTTCGTTTACGGTCATGAGCTCATGCGACACCAAACTGTTTAATCTGGTATTATCCTCAATTCTAGATAAATCACCGTCATGTTGAATAGCAACTAGGGGGTTCGTTTTAAATGCCTCTAACGCAAAAGAGTTACTACTCGAACCTAATGCTTTTGCATCAAATACTGAATAGTAACCCTGAAATAATTGCTGTATAATATTTAAAACTGTTGATTTACCCGTACCCGCCGCACCATATAGAACCATAAATTTTTGAATATGTTTAGAATCTCCCGCCACAATTGAACCAATAGCCCATTCGATCTTATGCCGTTCTTCTTCCGAATATAACGTAGACATTAATTTATCATACGCTGAAATATCCCCTTTTTCCAGAGGATAATTAAGTCGTTTACTTGCATAATCTTTTTTATTTGTGGGACTGTTTGAAAATATAAGTTTTTCGTCAAGCATGTGAAAATTGTCTCTCATTTGTTTTTGACAATACTTGTGCCATGAGTCTATCATACCGGACTCGGCGTCCCACATATGCAATATCTTTACAGTTCCTTCAAAACGGTCTTTGTTTTCTTTAGCAAATGTATCTAGCTCCTTATCTATTAATTGTAATGCATCTTGCTCGTCCGTGGACCATAGTCCCCGTTCTTCAATCCAAATAGCATAGAAATCGCCTCCTCGAATCATAAGATCGGAACTCTTTTTAATGATGAACTTTGGATATATTTCAATCACGCCTTTTTTGCTGCACTTCGTAGCAACAATCATAAAGTCAATCATTATTCTGTTTACTCCTTATCTTTTTATAAATTACATAAGTTCCTGCAAGCAAAACTGCCACTGTTACTTTTCTTCGAAATGCGATTTGTTTGTTCAAGCATTCTTCAATATTTTTTAAACGATCTACCGTCATATGTAGTTCGATAATTGTTTTGTCCATAAAAAATCACCTCCATCATAAAATATCATTTAAGTACCATAACATTTGATACCAGATCTCAACATTCCTAAGATCCCCATGTCCATGTACTATGAATAATCCGCCTGATCCATCTCGTTGATAATTTCTATCAAGGAATCGAAATATAATTTTCTCAACATAATCAGTATCGATTACAGCATCGCGCATGGTTTTTAATCCGAGATTTTCAATCATCTTCCAAAACCATAAACCCGTTCTGTTACCAATATCAGGATCATCCATTATTTGTTCTTCGATTTTTATTGCGAGAGCCACCATCATTTCTAGTACACTACATGGACGATTGTCGAGACAGGATGCAATCATTGCACTCTCGTAACCGTTTTCATATCCAAAACGATATCTAAGATTTATACCATCTTCTGCTCTATCAGCATCCATGTCAATTAAATTATAAAAAATTATACCATGCAATTGACAAAGCAATATCTTATACGATCCATGTGATGGTCTTACGAGCTGATACATCCATTTAAAATATTCGTTATCCAACTCGTCTTTTGTCATTTATACCTCCACTTTATATGGTGTTTTAGACACCACATCCACATAACGCCTTGTATCTCTTATGATTTCATAATAAACTTGCAATTCATGATTAACAACCATAACGACATTTTCCTCATATTCACCAAAATGCTCAAGTGCATCGCCTATTATTTTTTTCGAATCATTAATAATTTCATCATTATCATCTGTTAAGAAACCATCATCATAATATGACAATTCAATCTTTTCATAATCTGGCTCATCTCCAAATTCATCTGGAGATATCACTTGTATTGATTTCACAGCTCCATATCGTAGCGGATTATATCCGTTTTGATTTATTATCGAATCCGCCTTATCGATCGGAGATTCTTCGGTCTCTTTATCTTTAACATCTTGGTTTTTCTTATATACCGCTTTGACCGATTCAATTTCTTCCTGAATCAGATTTTCATATTTTCTTTTCAACATCATATATGACACACCAAAGCCACAAATAGCACCGCAAGCCCAAAATATAAAATTCTTAGCACTCATAATATTCTTCTCCTTTACTCTTCTTTACCAATAGACATCACTGTTATAGCCAATCCGCCAAACAAAGCGGAAATACTCAATAAAATTCCGCCAGTAATATGACGCTTTCTTTTTGTGTCCAGCATTTCATCTAACATATAAATAATATTATCCAATCCCTCCATGATTAGCGTCCTCCTTTCAATACAGCTAACCCACCTATCAAACAAATTCCAGCCATCGCCGCAAATATAAAAGTCAAACTGTTATACATTTGTAACACCTCCTTTTCTTCTTAACGCCTGCTTGAACGCATCATCGTCTAAAAGATTACTGCCACCTTTATATACAACATTTTGTTCGGCGACTGTATATGTAGGCTTAGGATGTTCCTTATTCCAACGGCACATCTCTTCAAACATTTTGTTTTTATATTCAAATATCTTTTTTCTGCGTTCGTATTTTTTTCTCGTCTTTAATCTATTGAATTGACAATTTTTAAAATGTATAATAGCACTGATGCTAACAAGTATCAATCCAAATGCTATTGTCTGTCCCATCTGTATACTCCTTAAAATATAATTTTTTCAACTTTAGCTACCTTACCGTTAAGTGGCATATATACATTACAATTGCCATGTAATTTTATAATATTAGGTAACTTTTGAGTATCGACTATGAATTCTACAACATCATTATTATAGCTCCATTGATGAGTATAATTTGTGTCTCGATCATCTTTTTGATCTGCTAGACAACCGTAAAATACATTACCGGTATCAGTTGTAATTCGATATTTAGAACCAATTTCACTGCCGTAATAACTTCCCATCGCAATAAGATAATAATCACTTTCGATTCCCAAATCACGTTCGCCATCACAACGCATAAAACCGTAATAATCAGACCAACCCCAACGATCAATATATTTATACTGATCGCTGGACTGACTTGTAATTGTTCTATAATCCATGTATGTCTTAAACGAACTATCAATATTCGGTGTCGATATATCTATGTACTCTGTTGCCGAAGCGGGTACAGTATTTAAAGTCGTTACTGCGAATAATATAGCTAATAATTTTTTCATATCACATTCCTCCTATATCAGATCATATATTGGTCCGTCCACATTAAATGTTAATATAACTGTTGGGTCGTCTCCGTCCAAGAAATTACGATTTTCTTGCTTTGTATAATCGTAAATTCCAAAATCAATATAATTGTCACCTTTATAATCGGGATCATCCGGTCTATAAACCCATCCAACGATTTGTCCTGCTTTCGTTCTATCATATCCAAGTTGATCGTATATCTCATTTAAGAAAATATGCCCTCTATCTACTAAAACTTCATTTGCCCAATTTTGAACTGATCTTAAGAAGAAAAGATTATGGTCTGCATCTTTTTCCCAACCTGCATTACCAGCATCGAAAACGCGTCTATACTCCGATGTTGTTACATCATCGACTATTGTAACTGTTTTTTCAACCGTTTTTTCTTCACCATTTTCGTCCACGATTGTTTCGGTAACGGTTTCTGTTCTCACTCCGCACTTTAATTCTTTATCAATCTTCTCGCCAAATCTTGCAATAACACGTTTGCGATAATCCTTAAAGTTGTTATCAATAGCTGTGTACGCAGCCATCAAAGCAACGTTACGCTTACGAAGTACATTATGAGCAGCTAATATGGACGCGATGCTTATTGCTCCTAACACAACTGCCGGAGCATAAATTTTTGCTAATTCCAAACCTGTTTTAGCATATGTTATGCTTATATCTTTTTTACAATCTTCTTCCGTATACTCTTCGTTCACAATTTCATTTTCCTTATTGACCGTTATATATCCTTTTTCTTCCGCATCATGCATTTTCTCAATATTGTTTCTCGCATCGTCTAATACAGTATCAATTTTAGTAGTAGCTTTGCAAGCCATAACCGCACTTACTACTGTTCCAGCAATACCTGCAACCATCATGATTTCAGGGCTGTGTTTTTTTATTTGTAATCCTATTCTATTTATAGTTCTTGTGATTTTCGCATTCATAATTATTTATTCTCCTTTTCTTTGTTTTCGTTTAAAGATCTCACACGATCTATTAGATGTGATAAATACCACATAGCTTTCTCCAAATCTTGGATGCCGTTTTTATTCTTCCAACGGCAAATATATTTTATGACGTTTCCCGTATCCGTAGCTTCAACACCTTTTAATTCAGAAGTAAAAGCCTCAATCACATCAATTACTTCCATACCATTTTTCGATTTATAATGCGATGGATGACTCACCATCACATCTTTTGATTCATACATAAATCATCCCTCCTTTAGAATTGCCGTTAATCCTCCAAAGTTCTTTTCAGATTCCAAATATAATCTTTTTATAGCTCCTTGTAATGTTTTCGAACGTACTTCTTTCTGCTTTCGTTCCGATACCAACACACCGTCTATAATTCTTGTGTATACTATATACTCCAAAACATATGTTTTCATAATGATCTCCTTTCTTAATCTATCGCTAAAGCTCTTGGTAATTTTAAAATATACCCGTCTCGCACCCTAACGACGCTTGATCCTCTGAGATCAACCCAACCGTAGTTATTGCAAGTATAATTGTGCGTCGTGATACTTGCTAAATCATACAGTTCTGCAACGGATATAACTTTATATTGATTTAGAATATCATACATTGCATCGAGGACCGCTTCAGCATCCCCACGCGTTTCAAATATAATCTCATCAAAATCAAAACCACTTCGGATAGATGAGGTTCTGTAATCTCTGCTCCTATCCCTATCTCGTCTGTCATCATAATAACGACTGTACGAGATCTTAGACGAATTGCCTTTTTTATTTTTGATTTCACCATATAGCATCATATCGATACCATTGGTAACAATATCCGACACCAATTTCTTGGCTGCCGGTAATAATACCTCTGCAAAAATATAATTCTTTACATTACCAATATCTTCACTAAGAAACGTGTCAGACAACTTGCGTATGCCTGACTTTTTCTTAGTTGATGTCTTTCCTGAAACAACCTTTTCTACTTTTTTATCAGTGTTTTGTTCTCTAGTTTTATGAGAATTAGATGGGTAATTTTCCATGATCACTCCTCCTTTCATTTAACCAATTCTATTTTTCCAGGTAATGATACCCTTGTTCTTGCAGTCAAGTTATTATTTTTCTTATACTGATACGCCAGGTTACTCCTAGCTTTTATTTCAGATATTGCATATGTTGTTCCGGTCCAATTTGTTTCGACCACGGTATCGAATTTTTTTATTGGACCTTTGTATATGTATTTATTCATTCTGCGATATTCCTCTCCATAAAAAATAAAAGAGAAAATACCTATTTAAAGGTATCTTCCCTTTTTCGAACTCTGTTCAGTTTTTATTTGGATTATTCTTCCTCTTCAACGATTTCATTTTCATTGTCCGAAACCACCATAACGGGTTCTTCGTTCTTTGCCTTACGCTTGTCCCATACTCGTTGTACTTGCTTAGCACCCATAATAGCTGCACATGCCAATGCACCTCCGATTATTATGCCCAAGCCTATTGGCTTTCCCGAACGCCTTTCCATTACGTTTTCCAATGTTTCCGCAACAGTGTCAACTGCCTCGTTCGTCATAAGTTCTTCATTCATTTTATTTTCCTCCTTAAAATATAAAAACTTGAAAGATTGTTCTTCCATAATACAAATTGTTTTTTTCGCGTGCCCAGTTTTAGCAATAGTCATACTCTGGTGACACTGCGTATTCTATAGCTAAGCATGGATTTCCATCGTCCGCCAATAGTGGCACATATGATATATCTATTAGACCTCTATCTATATTCCAACCTAATTGGTCACCCATTTTAGTAAAACTCAACCCGAGTTCATAATAGAAATCGTTCAAAGATATATATGACTCGCTAAGCATTCGTCTGTTTAGTTCATTTACTATTTTTTTAATAGTATCTATATCAGACTTAAAATATCGACCACTCACCGAATCATAGCAAAGTGTATCTCCTTTTGATGTAATAATAACCTCTTTATTAGCCATTGGATTATTCTCTATTTTTTCTTTTACGATTTTTGTTTTTATTTCTTCAGCCTTTTTTTCGCCTACAGTCTCTGCTACTTTTTCTTGATAACTTTTTAATGTAGCTTCCGTCATAGCATAGACACTTGCTAATGCCGTATTTCTCTTGAAACTTACTGTTGACGCTCCTATCAAACATGTCGCCGACATCAATATCGTTATTGCAGACGGAATATAACATTTCCAAGTACATTTTACAACCTCTATCGGCTGTAATTTACTTACTTGTTGTTCGTCTTTTTCGCATTCGATATTCTTCAAAGCTTTAGGTGTGGCTTTTACAGCCATCACTGTAGCAGAAATCATACCGGCAATTCCTATACCTGTTAGTATTTCAGGACTATGCTTTTTTATTTTTCTACCTATATTTTTTGTTATAGCTGACAAATTTTTGTTCATCATACTTCTCCTTTCAATTATTGATTAACTGGTCTATTATATCATTTGATACTGTAACAGCTGTTGCAAATATGTGTTCTGTTTTTTCATTCAGTGTTGAAAGTCTATACATTTCATCCCTAAATCTTTCAACCGCACATAACGGTGGTGTTAATTTATCTCTTGATAAAATATCAATGAGTTCTTTTGCCGCCCATTTAGAATTTGAAACGGTCAGAAAAGAAAAACCGTACCATGTACCTATTTCATCCAGATAATATATATAATTTTTTATAATTTCAACCGCTGATTCATTTGGCGACTTCATATGCATATCTCCCTTCATTAAAAAAGAAAAGAGTCCTTGTTAGGACTCATCTTTTTATTGTTTATCGGCGACTGCCTTTGCGACTTCTTTTGCAATTGTTTCTTTCGTTTCCGTTTTTTCTATAACGCTACTTGCGATAGGTACCGCAATAGCTAATATAGATATAATCGGTTTTGCTACTTTCATAACTTGCTTAATGTTTATCATAATGCATTCACCTCCCTTCATAATAGAGATTGTTATTTACGCGTGTTCACAACCAACCATCGAGATAATCCGATGTTGGAGCAAAGGGCATGGAAATTATACATACTTCCATACCGTCATCGGTCGTTACAAAATCGTGTTCGAAATCTATCCAACTGTAACCATAAAATGCCAAGCCAGCATCTATACTCCAACCTATGGAATCTCCACCATCGATTTTATCAACGCCTAAAAACTCATATAGTTCATTTAACGTAGCATATCCGCGTAAAGTAAAATTTCTATTAAAATGATACTCTGCCGCTATCACATCTACTTTATTCGATTCAAAATATCTTTTTGAAAACATATCATAAAACAAACATTTTTCATCAGACGATACCGATGGTTTTGTATTATCATAAACTTCTTTTGCTATCTCTTTATCTACAATACTGCTATTCTCATACAACTCATCAACTTTATCTCTATACTCTGTATATGATTTTTGTAATAATGCATAAGCACTTATGAGAGATGCTTGTTGCTTTTTATTAAGTATATTAGCACCTAATATACAAGCTATAGTTGAAACACCTATAATTATAGTAGGTAGATATATATGAGTCGTAGTTATGATTTTTTCTTTATTCGATAATTTATCACCTTTTTCTTTTTCTGCCTCTTCTATAGAATATAAAGCTTTAGGTGTCGCTTTAATTGCACTAACAGCAGTAATAACTACACCTGCCGTACCTATACCAGTAAGAATGGTAGCTACGTTTTTCTTAATGAAACATCCTGTTTTACTTAATAATTTATTCATTCTATTCACCTCCTCCCATCAGAAAAAATAAAAGAAAAGAGCCCTTGTTAGTGATGTGACCCCCAAAAGTTAGACTTTTTATAGCGTAGTAGTTTTAACGACTG